CATAAGTTCCTGTGTATTTGGTCCATCATCAATATGAATATCATATTCTGATTCTGAGAACTCATCATAGTAACTAACTACTTCAGCACCCATATCATCAAGAACAGCTTGTACTTTATGTGGATTTTTCTTCCATACATACTTAGCAACTTCCATTAATCTTTGCATACAATCTCTTTTAAATGAATTATGCAATGAGAAATACTTTTCAGTCATAGAGTTAGATGCTGTCCATCCCATATTAGATGTACCTACATTTGCATCACCCTTAACATCACCTTGTCTGTATTCATTAACACCTGATATCAAATCAAGCTGTTGTTTAACAAAAGAAAGTAGTTGTACATGCTGATTAATATAGTTACCCATCTCAAGGTTAATACCTGATGCAGCTAACTGATTATATGTACCTGCTGATTTACCCTGAAGTGGTCCTTTAAGTACCTCATTAGTAGGGTCCATAAACATTACATTAGTAGCCTCAGCATACTGTAACCATTTGAGGGGATCCCATTCTGAAGGAATCATGCTAGTATTAATTGCCAACATTGGACCTTTATATTTAGAGATAGCTAGGTTTAATCTATGGAAGAATATATCATATAAATAATCCATAGGTTTCATAACATCCATAAATGACATTACTCTTGAATTATTAGTATTGCAGTAAATACCTACATAAGGTGGTTTACTTTCTGATAGATTAGACATGTTTCTAGACTGATAAGGTATAGGTCTAATCTTTACATAGATATCATTGGCAATCTTAGTACCTTCCCACCATTCATTAATCCATAGCCACTCTACAGTTTCACCTGCATCTTTGTCAATCTTGTAGTATTCATCTACAATCTTTTCTTGTGGACTACCATACTCATCATAGTAAGCTACTTTACCAATCTTTCTTCTAGATCTCCAACACACTCTCATAATCCTAACATTACCTCTTTGGTCATAAGCACCACCAAAGTAATGTGTAGCAATTTGATTAGGTACAAACAACTCTCCTGCTGTATATCCAAATCTTTCTTCAACAGTAATATCTCTGTTGTAAGCCATTTGAATACCACCAGTTCTCATTGAGTTGTACTCTTTACTCTGTTCAAGATTTGAGATTTCTTCCTTAGTTAATTCTAAGTGAAACATGTCAATAACTTGACCTACAGACATCATTGTATATTCTACAATCCAGTCTGCATCCTCAATCTTATAAGTTTCAGGTGATTGAATAGTAAATAGATATAAAGGGTTTACTTTTCTAAAAACAATATCATTTCCAAGTTCTTCAATACATACAATTTCCTCACCTGATATTAGAAAATCTTCCCAACATCTTAGGAAAACATCTTGTACTTTTAATCTCTTATACTCATACTTGAGTATTTTATTAGCAGTTATCTCTTTAAGATCCTGATAATTATATTTTAAATATTTGTCAAATTTACTTAACTCTTTCTGCATTTCTTCTTCCATTACTTGAGGATCAATTTCTTGACCTTGCATAGAAGCTTGCAGTTTAGATTGTGCTATTGATACTAATTTCTCATACCACATATCCCTAATTTGTTCTTCTTTAGAAGAGATACCCATTTGGTCAGATGATGAAATAAAAGCTCTAAAAGGATATCTTGTCAATCTTTTAGCTTCTTCACCTACTAAGGTGTTTACCTTTGAGTTACCTAATCCAATGTGCTGTATACTTTTAGGGAATGATGAAAACTCAATACCATATGGTTCACATATAGCTTCAACATCTTTATCTGTTAACATGTTGTTTCTCAATCTATAGTTAACCTTCTTATTATAAAAGGTTTGTCTGGTTACAGATGAGTCAAACATTAAGACATTTTCACCAGCATCAATACATTTTTTTGCCCACTCTAGATCCTTTTTACTGTCTGAGAGTGTTTGTCTTGGTACTTGTATTACTAGATTATTCATTTTTACAAAGTTAGTTATCTACCGAAAAGATTATTAAAATATAGGGTATTGTCTTTATAGCTATTTGCTTCAAATAATGGGTCATAACTATCCTTCAACATGCCTTTTTCTTTAAAGAAGTCAGACTCCAAAAAGGACTTACTTTTTCTTTCCTCATTTTTAATAATTTCTCTATTCAAAGTTACATCTAAAATCAATGCGGCAATCATGGCTGATACCCTGTCAAAGTTTCCATCTTTATTCCACTTAATTAATTCCTGAATTAAGCCAGTAGACCTCAGTCTATGTACATTTAACACCTCAGAATTAGGTTCAACAGGTTCTAATAACCACTCTCTAATCAGCTCTCTACCCCATGTATTTGTTCTTTCTGTAGCCTTATACCCATAACTGGTATTTAAGTTAGGTTTCCACTCAATTTTATCTCTTAATTGCATAGGAGTTTCTGCCAAAGTATACAAAGCCTTTTTATGCTCCATATATGTTACAAAACCTAGCTTATTAATCTCTGGGAATCCCATAGCATTGTAATATACAATTAATTTTCTACAATTCTCATAGAAATCTTTAGCTAATTGTGGTCTACCTGTGTACTCAGCTACAATTCTTCTAGTAAACCTATCAAATACAAAGGCACAACCTGCTGAATCTGTGGTGGCATAATCATCATCATAAGGGTCAATTGCAACTATGTACCTTCTTGGGAAAACTTTACCATCATTATCCTTCTGAGGCTGTTCATAAATCTCAACACACCCTGTAATATCATCATCAGGTCTTCTTTTAATAGGATAATCTCTATTAGGCTTAGCAGTATCAGAAGTTTGGAACCTTAATTCACCATCTTCTGTAACAGTAAAACTACCTACCCAGTTACTTTCAATATATTTAGCAGAATTACTCTTAATATCAGCTAATCTTTCATTAAGCATCATAGTAGGAAACATATTTCCTGATGTAATCAAGAATGCTTCTGATGGTGTGATAGGATACTGGGTAACTGCATCTCTATATGCTTGAGGATTACCCTTTTTAGTTTCTCTAAATGCTAATATAGACTTTAATGCATACTCTTCATTAGAATTACCATCATCATCTACTAACTTGTGTGTATTTTTACTCTCTTTATCAGTATATACACCAAATCTTTGTCTAGTTGATGGTAAAAACCACCCACAATACTGATTACTCTTGTCAGATTCCCACTCATTGTTAAATGACAGTAAGTTAAACCTATCAGGATCATAATACATTTCAGAAAATGCAGCTGTTCCTCCACCCATATCACCACCTGTACCATAGATAATAGGAATACCAATCATATCATCACCATCTTTCCAACATGGTTCAGATATATTGTAAGACTCTATAATATTACTAAAGATACCAGCTTCCTCAAAAAGAAATATAGAGCTAGATAAACCAGCAGATGCAAATGGGTTATCCTTAAATGTAATCTTCTTAATTTCAGACTGATAACCTACCCATACATCTCTACCATCTTCCATCTTCTTAAGATGTCTTGCTTTAACATAATCTTGTGTATTAGGATTTCTAGGTTTATACCATACAGTAGCTTGGTCTAGAAAGTTTAAGTTATTAAGAGTCATTGCCATAGTATTATCAGAGTACTTATTTTCATAAGCTGAGATAGTACATTTAGCATTCTTATAAAAGTTATACTCATGTGTAACTAATGCAGCATTCTTATATGAGAAACCAGTTCTTCGTGGCTTAACCATTATAAAACCTTTCTTCTGTTGCCTAGCTTGTTCTATTAATGAAAAGAACTCTAAATCTACATCTGTAAACCTTGGAAACCCTTCAGTTTTTCTACCTGTTTTCTCATCCTTTAAAAGCATTCTTGTATAGTTTAGATAGAAGTAGTAAGTACCTGGTATTGTGACATTTCCAATAGTAACACCTTCAATACACCTTCTCTTCTCTTCTTTCCAAAACTCATTGTATTGATAAGTTCCAGGTAATGCCTTTGTATAGCTACCTATATTTTCATATACAAGTCTTGCTTCTAAAAATGCTTTTGTATTAGTTAACATTACTCGTTGAATTCACTATTAACTTGTTTATCACCTCTAATCTTAACAGCACTATCTTGTTTCTCAGCCTTAACTGCAGCTTCTAAACTCTTATACTGTGATACAACCTTACTAATAGAATCAATAATCTTTAAACTAGCTACAGTACTATCTGCATCTATCTCACTCTCATCTAGAAACTTAGAGAATTCAAATATCTTATTCTTAACACTATTAAGCAAAACATCTAAAGGACCTTGTTTTAACTTTTTGTATACCTCACAGGCTTGTTTAACCTTGTCTGATGGAGTATAGTCTTTTTGTCCGAGTACTTCTTCCTTAATGGCTTCTGTTCTCTTTTCTTCTGAATAGTTGTTATAAGGAGAATTGAAGTCACATAGATGATAAATATATTTAAAATCATTAAATGCATTAAGTTTTGTTTTAGTCTTATCTTCTTTCCAGATCTCACTAAATATATCTACAGTGAGTATCTCAGGTGAGATAACAACCTCATTATCTTTTAAGTCAAATATCTTCATTACTTAAGAAACTTCAACTTATAAATAGTAGAGTAAGTAAGACTAGAGAGTTCATCAATCTGATTCTTAAGGTAATCTTCCTTAAACACTTCTCTTGATGCCTCTACATACTTAGCAAACTCTTCAATGTATTCCATAAAATCCAAAGGTTTTACAGACTTAATTTCAAAGTTTACAATACCATATTTACCTTGGTAGCTTTCTACAAAGCCATCTGCTAGACCAAGGAGAGAATCATAAAATCCACCAATTGCTGTGTGAGCTGCATAAGCTCCTGGACCTTTTACTCTTAGATGTTCAATATGTGCAACATCTCTTGCTTCAAACAATCTACCAATAAACTTACTTGGTGTGTTCATCGGATTGCTCATTAATTTTTCTTTTAGATTCATATCTTTTTAACTTATTTTTGTTTACTACAAATTTACCAAAATTTTTGATAATAACATTCTTATCCCACGTAGAAATATCTTGATCAGATATTTGTGAGAATTCTTTAATCAAAAAATCAAATAGTGCTGAGTAAACTCTTTTGGTTTCTACAAAGGAAACACCATTACTTTTTCCTACCTCTATTAACTTGTCTATTACTTTGTCTTGTAATCTTACCATAAAATCCTTTTATAACTATCCTAGATGGTGTATCCTTCATTTTACTTAACTCTTCAAAAGAATGGTTAACTACAAGCCACTGATCCATACACCTTAACATACACCTCTTCTTATAAGGCTTCTTAGTTTTTTGGTTTATAACTTCAGCAAACTCTGTAATCTCATTAATCTCCATTTTTCTAGAAACAATCTTACCAGGAATTTCTGTAGAAACCTTTTCACCATTCTCATCTTCAATGGTAACAGTTTTATAAATAGGTTCCAACACTTTGATAATCATCCCTCAATTGCTTCATTAAGATTATTTAACCATAGTTCCTTTTTACCCTTCTCAACTATCCTATTATATTCTTTAACTGACTCATGACTTGAAGGTAATAACTTAAACACTAAACACCATTTATCATCAGGTAACTTTTCAATATGCTTAACATACTGATACCTTTTGTGTTTCTTAATAAATTTTTTAGCTAGCTCTACATAGGTATTCATTTTCTGAATAACTACTTCAAAGTCTTTATGGACAAACACCATTGTATTTCCTCCATAAATTGCATCAGATAACATAATTATTTTTTTACTAAAGTACAAAATTAATCTTCATCATACAATACACTAATAGGAGTAATCACTACCCATGAGCCATTTCTGCCCATATTCCTGTCATGAATAAACCTAATAACATTACCATTATGCTCAAGATCAGCATCCATATATTCAGTAATCTTTCCTATCTTATAAAGATGATTAACTGTGCTATACAACTCATTAAGTTGGCTAGCTCTAATCTCTATTCTTTTCATATCTTCCTAATGTCTTATTTACACAACCTCTAACCTTAGTATTATCAAAAGTCCATATTTCACCATTATCCATTAACAAAGTAAAATAGATATAGCTTTCTGGACCATAATCATTAACTAAGAATGCCCATCCTTCTAGGTCCATAGATGGAACATAGAAAGGAATTGGAGGATTTAATTGTGTTATCATTTGTTAGTACCATTAATATAACTTACAATCAAATCTCTTTCTTGAGGAGTTAAATCTTTCATCAACTTATCTTGACCTATCTCTCTGACAATAGATTGAAGCTGATAGAAATTAATCTTACCTTGAGCAAGGTATATATTCAATTGTTGTTTAATACTATTAGTATTCATTTGCTGTTGTTGGTTACCTTCCAATGTTATATTCATAATAACACTTTGCAACAAACATCAGCTTCTCTAAACATCTGATACTTTTGTTTACCTCCATTGTCAGTCTTACCTTCAAAACTTGTAGGCATTGAATGTGGGAAAAACATTACTCTGTCTCCTACTTTGTAAAGCTCAACTTGGCTTCCTACTGCAACAATAACATCTCCATTGTACTCTTCAATATCTGAAGTCTGTACCCCATTAGGTAAGTATACTCCAGTAGATGTTTGTTCTAGTTCCTTGTACTCAATTAAAATACCCTTAGGGTGTGGTTCATACATAATCATATCTTATAAATTTTAAAACAAAAGTAAAACCATAGTTTGACTTTAACAAATAAAAATTAGAAATATAACTTAACTACTTGTTGCTGAGTAGATATAATTTTCCCCTAAGAGTTTTAAACTTAATTTTGGATTTCCTGCAGTTGGTGTTAAGCCCCTAGTCTACTCTTCCCCTTACACGTTGGTGGTAGTCCTGCAATTATACCAAAACCTTTTTTGCAACTATCGGAGAAAGTTATCTTCCTATTTAGAAGATTCTGATCCAACTTCTAACCCACTTTTACTTATGGGTGATCCAGAGGTCAAGAGGGTAAATCCTTAACTTGGGTTGCAAGGCAAAGATATAAAAAAATTTTTTATAAAAAATAAAAATGTTTTGTGAGTATGTGAGTGGGTACCTACTCCAAAAAACCACCCCTCCTAATCTTTGAACAGGGGGTAACCCCACTAAAAGATAAACAACATGGCACTTACTAAAGCCCAATTGACAGCCCTTTCAGGGCAAAAATCTAACAATTTAGATCTTTCTGAATTTGCATTTGATGCAGAGCAAGGATGCTACATGCACCCTGAAGGGTACAAGTTGAACAAGCTAACTTACATTGGCTTAGACCTGCTAGCAGGTCACAAAATAGAGTACACTCTAATTGCTCCTAAAACAGGACAAGAGTGGGCAAGAGCATGGTTCTAACGAACCAGGGCTCTGCCCATTTTTTATATGTTATATGTCTCATGTTCAGGGAAATAAGATGCATACAACAATCACCAGATTTTCTCATCTATTGACATTGTGCTATTGTCATTAGATTACCAATTATATAGCACAAAATGTAAATCAAGCCAAATGGTTGGTTCCTTATAGCTTTGGACCGTAATACCACAACAGCCTTAGCAGGCACAGCGTATAGCTTTGATAACATTATATTAGGCAAAACCATCTCTTTGAATAGGGGTCATTTATTTGATGGGTCTCGGAGACTAATGTAACACCAACCTGTTAGGTGATAATGTTATCAAAGCTTTTTTTCACAAATAACCAATTGCTCCTAAGTTCTAACATAAGTTAGTTTTGTAAGAGCACAACAAACACACAATGAAAAAAACAATATTTTTTAATGACAATGATGGTGCACATCAAGAATGGCAAGTTGAAGTAGAAATCACTGTGTTAAATCCAAGTGAATACAGTGATGTGTATTTTTGTTGGGATGATCTCAACGAAGATAAAAACAAAGGTAACATCGCTTTCACATCTTTAGATGTATTAGTGGATGGAAAACCATACATTCAGGATAAAGTTTTATCTTATACAGATTGGGATAATGAAGGACCTATTTATGTCCATTATTGGTGGTATAAAAAATTGTTTCCTTGTCCTGATCCAAATAACTATTTAGAGTTATGTGATTTGGTAGAAGAAGGTCTCGCAAAAGAGACTAACGATGAAACACTCATCTTCGAGGATTATAATAATTATAAGACTTGGAGAGAACAACTTCCTGATGGTTATCCAGGAAAGTAAAATACAACACAGGTTGCAGGACATCTCTTCGTGAGCTCTGTCCTCACCTGTAAAGCATTTGCACAGTTGTAATTGAAACTAATATAGTCTTATTTAAATATAAGGTTGATGGTACTAGATACCCTAATCATATGCTATATTAAGAATTACAACTTGTGCAATTTTTAATTTGTAACCTTTAAAACTATATAAAAATGGCTATCAAGTCAAAAGTTCAATCAAACCATGAATTTAATCCAATTTACAAATTGGCATTGTCAAACGCTTTTCCAGACAAAGATGTAAATTCTTTATTAGAAGTATGTTACAATACTCCTAAAGTAGAAATTGCAATTGAGATGCTATTAGGCATCTATGAGTTACCTCAATTAAAGGAAATAGTTGTGAATAGTAAAAATGGTAGAGTTCTTACTATGACAAATGTTGACAAGTTTGAAAATAGAGTTAATTGTTCTTATCAAAAAAACAAGACTGAAACTTTCTATTTTGAGAAAGGTATTGATGTTGAAACTTTAAATCATGAAAATTATTTAGAGTTTAAACAATCATATTCTTCAAATAAAGAATTGATTAGTCATAATATTACTTTTCCAGAAATGGTTACTGGATATGATTATTTCAGTATAAAAGAATGGATGAGTTTTGATGAGCATATTGAAGATTAGTTTCGTGTGTTTAGTTCAGGGTGGGTTTCTTAATTGAAGCTCACCCATTTTTTATTCACTTTTAATTTCAAAACAATGACAAAGCTAGAAG